GTCTTGATACTAAGAACAATCTTAGCCTGGAACAGGCTCAGACATCGGAAACCGCCTCGAAAGAGGTTTTTTTGGTTTCTAAGGCAAAAAAGTTGGAGAGTTTTGAAAACAAAACATCTCTTACTGATCTAGAACTGAAAGAACTACTATCTCTAGTTGGCTTCAAGGGAAATGACCTTGTTGTTGCTTGGGCGGTAGCAAAAAAGGAATCTAATGGGCGACCATTGGCCTACAACGGCAACCATAAGACAGGTGACTCATCTTATGGAATGTTCCAAATCAATATGATTGACAACCTTGGACCTGACCGTAGAACCAAGTTTGATATTGAGTCAAATGCTGAACTATTCAACCCTGTAAAGAATGCAGAGATTGCATACTACATGACAAATGGGGGAGAAGATTGGTCTTCATGGAAGGGTATAACCCCAAAGACCAGAATGTGGATGAACAAGTTCCCTAAGTAAAATAATAAATTAGGACCCCTCTTAGGAGGGGTTCTTTTTTATTTCCTGAAGTATCCAGTTATAGGTTTTTTCAATTCCATCTTTAAGGGACATAGAATAGTCCCAATTCAACTTTTCTCTAACCAAGTCGTTATTAGAGTTTCTGCCTCTAACCCCTAAAGGTCCAGGGATATGCATTTTACTAAGAACCTTTCCTTCAATACTGCAGGCAATATCAACTAACTGATTGATGGTAACCATCTCTTCAGATCCAATATTGACTGGGCCAGTGAAGTCTGACTGCATAAGCCTTCTTGTTGCTTCTATGCATTCATCTATATATAGGAATGAACGAGTTTGCTCTCCATCCCCCCAAATTTCTATGAAGTTATCTGCCTGTATAACTTTTCTACACATTGCAGCAGGAGCCTTTTCTTTTCCACCATCCCAAGTTCCTTCTGGTCCATAGATATTGTGGTATCTAGCAATGGCTACAGGAATTTTATTGTTTCGATTAAACGCCAAGAACATTCTCTCACTAAACAACTTTTCCCAGCCATACTCACTATCAGGATCTGCGGGGTATGCATCAGACTCCTTAAGTCCAGGATTATTAACATCTAACTGCTTGTAATCAGGATACATACAGGCAGAACTTGAATAGAATATTTTTGTCTTATTTATATCGTACTTAGCATTTAGTCTTGATTGAGCCCTTAGAAGATTAAGGTTTATAAGTGCAGAATTTTCCATAATCTGAGAATCATTGTCTCCAGTGAAAATGTAGCCAGCACCGCCCATGTCTGCTGCAAACTGGTAAATTTCGTCAAAACCTGTAATCAGTTTATATGGAATTTCATTATAAAAGTTTCCCTGATAACCTTTAAACTGTATTGCCTTTTCAACATTTTCATAAACAGAAAGATCTCTTTCAATAAATTCGTCTGCCTGTGTGTTAGAGAAATCTGGATGCTTTAGATCAACACCTCTAACCCAATATCCTTCAGACTTGAGTCTATTTACCATATGGCTACCTATAAAGCCACCTGCACCAAGTACTAATGCTGTTTTCATTACTTCCTCACAATTCTATTAGTTAAAGTATATATCAATATTTTTAAAACAAACCAGATATCTGTTTTTCCCAAAACTCAGATATATGCAGATGCTTGTGAAGTCCAGGATGTGGCCAATGTGCTCCAGGCCCCTTTACCCTTCCATAGTCATAAGGGAATTTATGATAGTCATATCCATAGTCAAATATTTCTGGATACTTGTATTTATACTCTTTGTGGCAGCCCTGCCAATTTATCATCTGAAAACGACCAGTAAGTTCAGAAACATCTTTTGGATTACATCCAAATTCAAAGTCTGTAGGAAACTCTATTTTTGTTGTGTCTGAAACATAATGTCTAAAATTATCTTTTAAGAATTGCTCCTGCTCGTCAGTTAGACCATTTGACCAACAAGACCAAAAAAGTTTTATATCGTTAGACTCACAGAAAGCCTCAAGCATTTTAATATGATCTAAATTTTGATAATATACCCACTCATATGGAAGTATTTCTTCATAATCCCATGGTGCCGATACCTTTGTCTTTTTTGGCTTATGGTTAATATACCACTCCTGCATTGACTCGCCATTTGGACTAACAAAATAAAACCGTTCAAAGTTTGCAAAATGTGCAATTACAACCTTTGGTTTATATTGATATTGGTGAATCATTCCAAAAAAACTTGAAATCAGTTTATTAGCAGCAGCACCAGAATAAGAAATATTTCCTATTGGAACTCCAATTCTATTTGAAAGCAAATCTGTCCATCTAAGTTCTTGAGGCATTCCTTGCCCAAGTGTTATTGAGCATCCCAGTGCAACTATTGGTGGATTTGAAGAAAATTCTATTGATCGCAAGCAATCACTGTTCCATTTGTAACTATATTCTGGTCTTTCTACTTCTGAGTGTGATGCTAAAATTGCAGAAGTATGAGAATAATCTTTTTTAGGATTATTTTTATCAATTCCCATATGAGGAATAACTCTTGGATTAAACATATCAAACAGCATTAATAAATAACACCATCTTTTTTTATCTTCCTATATTTACGCCACATTCTAAACTTATAAACAATTCTTTTTAACATTTTGACTCTGGCCACTCTCTCCACCACATTTTTCTTCCATCATCAAGAGGATATCTGTTCCATGAGTATGGTAATCCTAATGCTTTTGGTGGATTATCAAAAAAGTCCCATTTCTCTATTCCTTTTTGATTCCTGTTTCTATGTATGTATGCAGTATAAGTGCTTCCAGATGTACCGACAAAATTTGTGGCATGGTGCATTACCAAGTTGCATATAAGACCAAAAACAACTTCGTCCTGAAATGACAAAGCCATAAACTCATCTCTAAAATTATTTACTATATACTCATCTAGCAATATAAATCTGTGCTTATTATCTTGAACCATTTTGTGTCCTGGCTCACATGTTGTTACAACTATTGGAAGATTATTTTGTGCAAACTTATCTAGCCATGACTCAAACATTTCCTGCTTTGTTTCAAACATTTTTACGTGATCAGAAAGTCTTAAGTGCATTCCTTGAAAATTTCCAATTGAGTGATATATTTTATTTGCTAAGTTAATATACTCCTGTTTAAATTTAACCGAAGATATTGCTTTGTCAAGGCTATTATTTCTTTTATAAAAAAATCTTGAATACCAACCAAGTGTAAGTTTTACATGAAGAGTCTTATCTAGTGGTAGCCTTTTTCTTCCTTCTGCAAAATATTTTTCATCATCAGAGATTTCTTGCTGATTGCTGTAGTAAAAATTATTTAAAATATCGTCAATTACCAACTCTTCTTGTTTGAAGTGGTCTATTTTTTCATTAATAAAAACCAAGTTTGAATCAAAATCCATAAGGTCTAGCAGATGAGGATATTGATTTGGATTTGTAAACCCTTCTCTTTGTTTATTATAAAACCTACTTGGAGTAAAGATTGGAATATTGTCCGTATTGTAAAGTTTTTTGTCTGCGGTATATTGTGCATAATGAACTATAACTGGAACATTAAGTTCATGCGCTAGTCCAGTTGCTAACTCAAGACTCATTACTTGATTTATTAAACCTGTAGGATTATATAACTGAAAGAATAACTTATTCATTTACATAGTTTCTGTTTTTGTGTTTTGGCTACTATCTGTTTTTCTAATATCTGTGTATAAATATTGTGGTCCATGCTTAAAAAACCAATGATCTGGTTCTGTATAAAAAAAGAATGCATTAGCAACTAAATTGTTTTCTGGGTTTGGAAACTCTTCTCTCCAGTGTTCTTGGTCATTTCCATAAGATATAACTGCATCATTCTCTTCTGGTTCAAACTTTATTCCCTCGACATAAAAATCCCAAGGGGTCTTGTGAAAAATTGTATAATTTATGTGATATGTGCAAGCATTATCATCTTTGTGTTTCCATAATCTTGCTTTTTCTCCCTCATAAATGCTAAGAACACACCATGATGGCACCAGTGTATTTGACTCAAACTCTTCTCTTGCTAAAGGCAAAATCATTTCATGAAATCTTCTAAGCGGCTCTATGTTTGGTCCGTGAGTATTGTCCCAAATTGTCCACTGATGTCTTCCAAATCCTTCATCATAAGTGCTTTTATCTGTTGACCATAAGTTCATAGCAAGATTTTGTAATGCTTTATGTTCTGCTGGTGGCAATACAGTTTTTAATAAATAAGGAGTTTTCATTTTACCACTTTCCCAATGGGCATACTGCTTTTTCTAATTTTGTTTTTACTTTCATAAAGCAGCCACACTTTTTACATTGACTTGTTAATTTTATTAGTTCTGGACAACCTTTACAAATAGAATATCTTTCTTCTGCTTTTTCTTCTTCGGCCCATTGAGTATTAGGGTTTGCAAGATCCCAAGGTCTTGTTTCTCCTAAGTTTTGTTTATATTTTTGCCAAGGCGTAAGTTCTTCACTCATCTATAAACTCTGTTCTATACTCATTTAATATAGACTCTGCAATAACCTCACTAATTCCAATATTAAAGTTTTCGCCATCTAGTGTGTATTTTAAAACATGTCTTTCTATGTTTTCTGGGTGAGGCTCTATAGTGTATTCTAAGTTATCAATATTTTTAAAAAAATGGCTTAGTCCATTTTCTCCATTTACAATAATGTATAAAGTATCTTCTTTGTATATATTTATTTTCATAGTATCAATTGTATCATATTAGCACCAACCATTAACCTGATCTGGACATATTCCAGTATATGTGTCACACTGTGTGCCATAAGTGCCTGTTTCTGGGTCATATGGGCTCCAACAGCACTCAACTGTCTCATTACATGCTGCAGGTGCAGCAGGTGTAGGTGCTGATGGAGTAGGTGCTACTGGTGTAGGTGCTGCTGGAGTAGGTGCTACTGGTGTAGGTGCTGCAGCACATGATGGGCCAGATGCTCCTCCATCAAAACAATCACCATTTCTAACATTTGCTGAGGTACATGGACTGTTTGGATTTGGAACATCTCCATTAGAACAATAATGCAATCCAGGAAGTAATGCTGGATATGATGATGTTGGTGTAGGTGCTACAGGTGTAGGTGCTACAGGTGTAGGTGCTACAGGCGTTGGTGCTGTTGGTGTAGGTGCGGTTGGTGTAGGTGCTGTAGGGTCTGCACACTCTGCTCCAGAGGCTCCACCATTTTTACACTGACTTGTATTGATACAAGGGCTGCTAGGATTTGCAACATCTTCAGGTGTACAAGTATGCCATCCAGAAAGAAGTGGTGGATAAGTAGGTGCAACTGGTGTTGGTGCTACAGGAGTTGGTGCAACTGGTGTAGGTGCTGTTGGTGTAGGAGCAACTGGTGTAGGTGTAGGTGTGCTGCCAATACAGCCTAATGCATTTGCTTCTAATAGTCTAGGAGAGCATTGGCATTGTCCACTAGGGCTATATTGATACTGATAATAATCATTTCCTTGACAGAAACCTGCATCATCATCTATACAGTCTGGACACTGAACTACAACTGGAGTAGGGGCAACAGGTGTAGGTGCTACAGGTGTTGGAGTAGGTGCTACATAAGGTCTTCCATCACTATCGCAACATCTTGTTGGATCAAAACTACATGGATCTGAATAACTTCCACTTGTGTCTCCTGGTGGTGGGCATGAAAGTGCGGCAACTGGTGTTGGTGTTGTTGGTGTAGGTGCTACTGGGGTAGGTGCTACTGGGGTAGGTGCTACTGGGGTAGTTGGTGTCGGTGTGGGCTGAACAGAAGGATTTGCAGTAAATGTTACAGACCCAGTAGAACTTGTATATCCATCCTTAGATGCAGTGATGCTTACTGTGTATGACTGATTTGGTGTCAGATTTTCTACAATAAACTGTTCTGGAAATTCTTGGTTTTGTGTTCCAAGTGTTGATGAGTATGTTGTTGTATATGTTGTGTCAAAGTTAGTTATATCAAATGTTGCATAAACTGATCCTGGGTAAACTTGCCATCCTGTATAAACAGTAAATGTTGGTGTTGGCAGAGTTGGCAGTGCTGTTGGTGTAGGGGCTGTTGGGGTTACAATTGGTGTTGGTGCTACTGGTGTAACGATTGGTGTAGGAGCAACTGGAGTTGGAGTTGGTGCTACTGGACTTGGGGTTGGTGTAACTGGTGTTGGCGCAGTTGGAGTAGGGGCAGTTGGTGTTGGTGTCGGACTTACATTATTAAGTAAGTTTCCAAAAAAAAACCATGTATTGGTGTCAAGTTTAACTAAAGTGCCTTTTGAATACTGACCATCTAATGACTTTATTCCAGACTTACTATTAATTGAAACATCTCCGCTACCTTCAGAAACTGTAACTGCTCCAGTTCCTGTCTGAATTATATCAACTGCATACCCTACTGGAATTGGTGTTGAAGAATTTGCAGGAAGAGTTACGGTAATTGGACTAGAAGAATACAAAAGAATTGTTTTGCCAACATCTTCTGCAGATAAAGAAAAGCCTGCTGTTTTTGTTATTATTGTTCCAGCATTTGAAATTCTTGGCTCGACATCAAACCTTTCATCAACAGAGTTCCAGTCAAGACCAGTTCCAGCAAGATCAGAATATGCTCCTGTTGCTCCATTGATTGCACTGAGGATTCCTGCATCTACATAAGATTTTGTTGCTAGGTTTGCTGTGTTTGCTATACCGTGGACATCTGTGGTATCTGCGTTATGTGTTGAAATAGCAGAGTTTCTATTTATTACTTCTGCTGCATCAGCATCTACAAGATTTTGCAAGTGCTTTGCAATAGATGGGTTTACAAGGTTTGCGGTGTTTGTATTGGCGCCATCATAGGTATATGACCCATAATGATATAGTCTTAGTGCTGCCTGAATATCTGCTGCATCTGAAAGACCAGGGACTTTTGTGGGAAACAGACCAGTACCGTTGACGGTATTATCAATATTTTCTGCTGCCATTATAAATCACCCTGTTTCATTATACCACCGTAATAAAAAGATGGACAGACTTTGGTCCAGTCATAGGAACCCAGGATCCATCTATATATTCTATTCCTTCTATCTCAAGCGGTAAAGCAATAAAGCCTTGTGTTGTATCTATATCTTTTATGATTAGATTGGTTGCTAGTGGTCCAGCACTTTCTGGAGAAGAAAGAGAATAGTGAACTGTAAATCTTGAAGAGTCAATTGTTCCTTCTGATAAGTTGTATATACTTGCAAGATTTATTGGTGATATAACTATCTTTCCATTTACTGGGCTTAGTGGACCTTTTGTTTCTGAGTAAAAGTTTGATTTTAAACTAAGTAGTTCTTTCCATTGTGGTGTTCCAGAAGGCTGAATAACATTTTGAAAAACAGTTTTATACGTTTCGGAACTTGTGCTATAGTCTATTGCTATATCCAGTGCTTGAACATCTTGAGAAATTGAGTTTGCAACACTTGGCTGTCTTGGATCTCCCTGAACGCCAATGATAATACTTCCACGATCACCTGTTGGTCCAAAATCTAAATCAAGATTAATTGTTTCTGGTCCACCAAAAACTGTTAGATCGTCGTTAGATAAAAGTATGTCTGCCATTACTAAGCACCTGTTGCAGGGAATACTGCAGTAACTATTCCTGAGTTAATTGGATTTGTGACAACTGTTGCATGCTCTACTGTAAACTTGTTTGCTGGAGTTCCATTTATATAGTATGGAACTTTTGGAGTTATTGTAATTTTTGCAACATAAACGGTAGATGCAGCAAAATTACCAACTAGCGGTGTAGTGCCGTCTGACTGGAACCATGCAACTGTTCCTGAATGTTCTGCTGTTGCAAATACTTCAGTCACTGGAGTTTCTCCCTTAACTGGCTTAGAGACTCCTCTAATATTGTAGTTTGATAAAGTTGCACGAGTATTTTCTTTTGCTCCAGAAATCTGATCTGTAACAGTTATTGTTCCTGTCATCAGTGTGTATACTTTTTCATAAAATGGATTATCGTAATTTCCTTCTGCTGCTCTTACTTCAACATCATATACATATTCTGTTCCAGCCTCTAGTTCTACTGAGTCAGAAGGTCTAATAGCACACTGAACAAATGTTCCATCATCTGAGATTCTAGCAAAACATCTAATTGACTTTGTTGCACCACTTCCACGAACTTCTGCAATAGTAAATTGAGCACTGTCATATGGTGCTGAGGTATCTAAAACATAATCTGGGTTATTGGCATAGTTTGTTGGCACTGTAAAGGCACCAAGAAGATGAGCGGTTCCATCGTTCTTTTTTGGGTAGATACGAAATTCAAAGGTATCACCCTTATAATAGTTAAAGTCATAGGTCGCTGGAAATGCCATGGTTTTATTATACCACGCTGACATATACAGAATTGAGAATTACTGATGCATCAAAGTCTGTTCTAATTTGAGGAACTGCTCCGTTACCCCACATAGACTTGTCTTCAATAAAAATATTCTGTGTGACTGAAAGATTGTATACATTTTGATACTTTAGTGAGCCTACAAACTGCACAAACTCCTGATCTTTACTTGAAAAGTATGTTCTTAGCCAAACCTCTGTGTTAGATGTATAGGTAGTTAGTTCAAAGTTGTATGTTACGAATATTTGGGATCCTTCCTTTATACCGTGAAAGTTTAGGGCTCTCTGATGGCTGTTCCAAAGGCTAGTAGAACCTTTAGGAAGGTATGTCTCGTTTTGGTATTTTTCTTTTGTGTCCAGTAGAAGTGTTACCCAGCCATCATCTCCTTGAGATATTCCAAGTTTTGTTGGTTTGGTAATTGTGTTTATGTAAGATGCCCATCCTGCTTGCTGTCCTGAAGATGATAAAGAACTCAGGCCATCTTTGCCTGCTGGACCTTGAGCACCTTTTGGACCTGGCTTTCCTTCTGGCCCCTCTGGGCCTTCTTTGCCATCCTTACCGTCTCTACCTGCTGGTCCTTCTGGCCCTACTGGTCCTGGCACAGGAAGAAATGACAAAGTATTATCTGGCAAACCAGTTGCTTGACTTTGCTCTACTTGTGCAGCATAAGAAGATTTTTTTGCACCAGGGAAATCCATAGATTTAGAAACGGCCATAGTGACATTATCTCACCCGATTATGCAGTCTCGTATGTTCCAGAGATATACAGATAGTCATTGGTATGTATAGTATGCGGAGAGTTTTTGTCCATTGCTAAATCTTGAGCACCAGATGAGTAATAAAGAGATAAAGTAGTTGATCCAGGATCCGCATCACCAGCAACTTGATAATGGTCGTCTGGGTTTGTATCAGTGTGATGAAGCCCACCATCCCTAAATATGTAATGGGCTACAGGAGCAAAAGGAAGTGTAAGAGAGTACTTACCAGTTCCAAAGTTGGTTACGGTAGCAAAATCAACATGGATTCTAAATGTAACCATTTTGCCAATTTTCATATACGAACCTGTTGTTGGAGTGCCAGTATAAGTTAATCCTGTTGCGCTAAAAACTGGGTTATATGTAGTTGGTTCACTAATTGCAGGTGCTGCTGTAGTTTGAACTGTATTATCATTAAAGATTAAATTAGTGACAGCAAGGTTTGGCAACTGTGCTTGTGCAATACCGTTGATAAGAAAAACTCCATCGTCAACAGTAATACCTGCTTCTGTTCCCAGGGTAGCGTCAGTAATATAGATCGTACCATCACCAACAGATATAGACTTCCATCTATTTTCTGAATTACCTAAAACATACTGGTTGTCTGCTGAAGGAAGAATGTCTCCTGAGTATGAAGAAAGATCTGGTGTTTCACCCTTTTCTGCAAGAGGGGTCCATGATTCATTTACAGAGCCTACTGCTGGAGGGTATCCAGGATTAAGTGGATTACCAGTTCTTACATAAGTTCCGCCATTATAATAAACAGCAACTCCTAAATTATATGAGACACCATTGTCATAAGAACCTACGATAGTGAATGGGGTTGCTCCATCTGCACCTGCTGGACCCTGCGGTCCTTGTGGGCCTGGTGTTCCAGACCCTGATCCACCTGTTGTAGTAAACCGTGCCATTATTATTCAAGCCCTGTCTTAAGAACTGCAATATATGTTCCATTTGTATCAGCAATTGCATAAAGTGCATCTAGTCCAGGTAGTTCAACAGACCATGCTGATCCAGGTGATAGACGATATCCAAAATCTTCTTGATTGACTCCTTCTCCACCAAGATACACGTAAGAAGTATCGCTTAGGTTTTGAACTGTAATATCCATACCAGAGTGCATTCCATTTGGAGTAAGGCGTATAGCCTCAGTATTGCTTATTTGTGATAATGAGTGAGTTGTCATAAAAATGATTATATCATTTGTTTACTTTAAAAGTTTTATCTTTTACTCTAACCAGTGGTGGCAACTCAGTTCTTGGAGTTGATATTTTAACTACCGACATTATAGACTACCTGTCACATCCCCAATTACTGAGATGGTTCCAATCAGAGGTGTCCAAATGGTATTTTCATCAATAGTAACCTGAAGGTCAAAAGTTAGTTCTGTAACAATAGACTTGTAACCAGTACCCCAAAATTGAGTAACAGATGCTGGAGCCAAGATATCTACATATCCTTCTCCTGGTGTAACTTCCAGGGAATCAAGAACATCAGACTGAGGATCATAAGATGTAGCCTCAAAGGTCCAATCAGATGTATCAAAATATGTCACTTCGTCATCTTGTAAAAATTCCACACGAAGCGGAGAGGTATCTCCTCTAACTATTTGCCATTTAATACGAGCAGGGTCTGCTCCAAATACTTCGGGTCCATGAGTAGCCATAATAATTGATTATACCATAAAAAAGACTAATACCTTGATTGGTGGGTATAGGACAAACCAAGGTATTAGCCAGTAATAAAATTATACCATAAAGGTACAAAATGGACATGATATTAAAAGTTTACCAAATTGTTACAATTGATAATGTCCGATTTGTTACTTTTAGAATAGAATGCCAGTATTGGGATGGTGTATACTTAAATATATATAAGAAGAAAAGAATATCTTTATAGTTTTAAAAACTATCTTTATATATAGTATATAGCAAATTATTATTTATCAGTTTTAGCAATATGCTTAATCAAAATATTATACATTTCGTCAAGTTTTCTTTCTTGACGGTCTCTAAATTTTTCGGACTCATCTTTATGTTCTTTGAGTTCTTTTTCCATTCGATTCATCTGGTCCTTGACACTTGACCCACCATTGGTTTTAAGTTCGCTCAAATAATGTTTTACAAGCCACTTGATCGACAAGCCGATTGATGATACAATTGTCAATATGGCTACGATAAGCGAAGCCCAGTCCTGGATTGTCATAACTCGATTATTATAAGGGGTATTTTACAAAAATGAAAACAGCCATACTCGATACACTTGAGCATTCCAAGAATTTGATTGTATCCCCTGACATGGATGGTTTTATG